CCCAAGTAAGGGATCATTGAGATAGCAAGTTGAACAGTTTCAAACCCACCGACGAGGCCGAGAGTGAGAAAGGATACCAGAACATTCAAACGAACCAGTCCTTCAAGGTTAGATTCTTTCTCTGATCGTTGTTCTTCTCTGGTCATTAACCATTGAGCGAACCGCTCAGTCTTACTTGGTGTTTTCACTTCTTCAATTGGTTTTTCAGACATCTTGGCTACGCTCCTTGATTAGAGTAATTACAGCTTGGTCATCGCTGAGGGTCACAGGTTCAAGCTCTACTAGGTAATTGATCAATGAGCTACCACCTGCGGATGACACTTGGCCCTGAAGGTATAGGTCTTGAACAACAATGTGATCTGGGTCGAGCACCTCATAGGGCGCGGTCAATGCGCCAGTGCCGTTAACATTAGAAGCTGCCCAAGCAATTTGCCTACTGTCTCCCCAGTTCCATTTGACCTGAGAGTTTTTGCTCAATGAAAGAGTTGCAAAGCAATCGTTATTTGAGAATGATGCATCCGGGGCAATAACAAACCGTGTAATTTTGTAACCTTGATTGAGTTGACCATCGTTTACGATCAGTCTCTTGATGGTCCCTTCTGGAATGATACCACGAAGTGTCCGCGTTTTCATTTCTTAGCCTCCTTGTGTGCGGCTCGTACAGCAGACTTGAACCCGCCCTTCTTCCACTCGCCGTTTTTCTTCTTGTAGTTCTTCGATACTCGCTTGAACGCTGCCTTGTACTTTCGATTGTACGCGGATAACTTGCGTTTCTTTGTTGGCTCTTTAGCTGCAGCGACTGCGCCAGTTGTGGTTCCTTCCACGAAGCCCTGAACAACCTCGGGAGGCAATCCAGCTGCAGTCGCTGCAGGGACGAGCAGAGCGTCGGCGAGCGCTCTAAGTCGTAGAGCAAGCCGAAGGTCTTCATCAGTTGGCAAGTAAATCGCCTCACTGTTGGGAAAGAGCTAGTGCCATTGCCGCAGACTGGGAAAGGGTTTCAACGGTGCATTCAAGCACAATTGACACAAGATCACAATGATCAAAAGATTGGTCAACAGCCAAGTACAATTGTTCAACAGCAACAAGGTAGCCGTTAGTCCAATCTTGCGGTGCAATGTTCAATGCTTCTGACATCATTTGAACCGCCGCGTCACCAGTAGCAATCGCCACAGAGCCGCTTGAAATAACTGAGCGATCGGTAACAGTTACCATTTGGTCTTGCGCTTGAGTTGTAAGTTGAAAAGAGGTTTGGGTTGAAGTTCCAACTGCTCCAGCGTATGAAGATAGTGGACCACCGTATTCAACGGAGATGTTATGGATCCTCAACACGGTTTTTCCTAATGCATCAACATACGAACCAAGATCTATTGCAGATTGTGCAAAGATGGTCCCGTTTGTTGGTGTGCTTGCTCTGATAAAGAAACTGTCTTTTTTGGCCATTGTATCATCTCGTTTTGTTGGGTGTCCGCAGGTTGTGTCAGTGCATGAATTAACTGGCCGGCTCCTGCGGACAACTTCAGCACCCCCCATTCAGCACTTAATCTTCTCTACCGGTGGCACGCCATAAGATACTCTCCCCGACACACCCACCCCATGCCAACAAGCCATTTGTAATAGGGTCTTCCCTTTTTTTTCCTCATGGATATATATATATGAACTGCTTCGGAGACTTTGAGGGCGTACTATGCGACAGAAAATGATTACACTGGACCCAACCTCTTGGGAAATTGCAAGCAAAATGAAGAACTTTAGCGGTTGGGTGAGGCAGAAGTTGAGAGAGCAGAACAAAAGTGATGGGAAAGTGAAAGCGATCCAGTGGGAAAGCGTGTGTAACAAATGCGACATGTTCTATCTTTCAACCTCTGAGTACGCTGCCAAGTACAATTATTGTCAGAAGTGTCATGAGCATTGTCAATACATCGGTAAGTCGGAGTTGGTTCAATGAAAGAAGCAAAAGCAACTCGCAAGGTCTTAGACTTACTGCGCAAGATGAATTATTGGCAGCGCATTATGATTTTGGATTGGTTGAAAGGATGGTATGAAGATCAAGAACAACTTGAACAAGAACAGATGGAAGAAGATTATCGCGATGATTGCATTTGCAAATACGACGAGAACAATCCAAATTGTCCGGAGTGCTATTGATGTGCGTGAAGTGTGAAGCCTGCGATCAGACTTACTTCTGCAAACATAACCAACGATTACGATCAGGAGAAGTCGTTCGATGTGAATACAACTTCCTTTGGGTTCAAGCGTGTATGCTATGTCAGCCCAAGTAAGGGATCATTGAGATAGCAAGTTGAACAGTTTCAAACCCACCGACGAGGCCGAGAGTGAGAAAGGATACCAGAACATTCAAACGAACCAGTCCTTCAAGGTTAGATTCTTTCTCT